TCACTTAAAGCAAAGGGCACACGGGCGAAGTACGGGGGAAATATTGGGCCTTCTGGAAAGGATGAATTGAAAATGAAAAGACTATATGTTGCTTATGGTTCAAATCTTAACCTAGAGCAAATGAGCTATCGATGCCCTACTGCCAAGGTTTATGGAAAGGGAATAATTCATGGGTATAGGCTACTTTTTAAAGGCGCACCTGAAAATGCTTATCTGACAATTGAATCATACCAAGATGGGAAAGTGCCAGTGCTTATTTGGGAAGTACAGCCTGAAGATGAATTGGCACTAGATAGGTATGAAGGTTACCCTAGCTTTTATTACAAAGAAAACATTCAGGTAGAACTTGAAACGGGAGAAATTGTAACTGCCATGGTTTACATTATGACCAATAAAATGAAAGATAGGATTCACTTAAATATGCCAAGTAAAAGATATTTGAATATAGTGAAACTTGGCTATGAAAGTGCAGGTTTTAACAAGGGCCTACTAGTAGAAGCTATAGAAACTAGCATAAAGTAGTCAAATTGAGGCCCACACTTGCCCTGTAAGGCTTTTTTAAAAGGGCCTTGGGGCAATTACCCTAGTGATTTTATCAACTGGAAGGAGTGTTTTAAGTGGATAAATTCTTTACCCAAAAGAACTGCGATAGATGCGGTAAGGATTTGAAGAATGGAAGAATTATGTCCATGTTTAATGAAGACTGCATTTGTATGGAATGCAAGGAGAAAGAAATGAAGGATAAGAATTATGAAAAAGCAAGGGATAAAGAAATAGAAGAAGTAAAGAAAGGAAATTTAAATTATAAAGGAATTGGAAGATAGAAAAATCAGAAGGAAGGCCTAAAATAAGGGCCTTTTTTCTTTACTATAAATTGGAGGTGAAAAGCAATGGCGACACGAGGAAGAAAGCCAAAACCAACAGCTATAAAGGTCTTGGAAGGCAATCCTGGAAAAAGACCTTTAAATGAAAATGAACCAAAACCTGAAAGACAAGCTCCCGAATGTCCGTCATGGCTGGAGCCTGAAGCTAAGGCTGAATGGGAGCGAATGGCTAAAACTATGGAGGCCATTGGAATACTCACTGAGGTGGACATGGCAGCTTTTGCTGGATATTGCCAAGCTTATGCTAGATGGAAGGAAGCTGAGGAATTTCTATCAAAGCATGGTACTATATTTAAAACTCCATCAGGCTATATTCAACAAGTGCCACAGGTATCCATTGCCCAGACATACCTTAAGGTTATGAAAGACTTCTGTTCTGAATTTGGACTTACTCCTGCTGCCCGTACAAGAATTCAGGTAAATACAGAAGATACTGATACTGATGATCCAATGCTTGAGATTTTAAAGGGGGTAGAATAAATGCTTGAGAAAAGAAATTTTATAATTTCAAAGGATAAGTCCTATGTAAAAGGCTTCACTAGAAAAGGTGAGGCTTTTTTATTTAGTAAATCTGACTATGACATTGTAAAAAGATACACTTGGTATATATCAAAAAGGGGATATGTAACCACCAATGTGAAAAGAATAGCCACCCCCATGCACAAAATAATACTAGATAATACAGATGGATTTGATGTTGATCATATATCAGGAGACAAGTTAGATAACAGAAGAAGTAACCTTAGGATATGTACCCATCAGGAAAATATGTTTAATCAAAGGCTTAGAAGTAATAATACATCAGGTTTTATAGGGGTTAGTTTAATGAAGAATGTTGGGCGTTATGAAGCATATATACACTATAATTCTAAAAAGCATCATTTAGGTTTGTATGATAATCCAGTGGATGCAGCAATAGCTAGAGATAGGGCAGCTAAAAAATATTATGGAGAATTTGCAAGTTTAAACTTCCCTGAAGAAAGTGATGTCTATGCAATATTGTGAAGAAAAAGCAAATCATGTTATTAATTTTATACAACAGCTAAAGCTTACAAAAGGCAAATGGGCAGGTCAGCCTTTTAAATTACTTCCTTGGGAGATAGATTTAATTAAGAAAACCTTTGGAACTTTAAGGGAAGATGGTACAAGGCAGTATAGAACTGTTTATGTAGAAATTCCTAAAAAATCAGGGAAATCGGAAATCGCTGCAGCTATTGCCCTATATATGCTTTTAGCTGATGGAGAATCTAATGCAGAAGTGTATGTTGCAGCTTGTGATAGACAGCAGGCCAGCATTATATTTAATACAAGTTTAAACTTCGTAGAGGGAAATAAGACACTTTCTAGGGTAACAAAAACCATTCGTTCTACTAAGAGAGTTGTATATCCAAGAACAGGTAGCTTTTTTCAGGTATTAAGTTCCGATGTAAAATCAAAATCAGGACTTAATGTGTCTTGTGTAATATTAGATGAAATTTGGACTTATCCAAATCCAGACTTAGCTAAAATGTTAACCACAGGTTCAGGAGATGCAAGAGAACAACCACTATTCATATATCTAACAACAGCAGGAAATAAACTAAGAGGGTATGGCTGGGATATGCATTGTAAGGCCAAAGATGTATTATCTGGAAAAAGAATTGACCCAACATTTCTCCCTATAATTTATGGTTTAGAAGAAGGTGATGACTGGGAAGACGAGAAAAACTGGTATAAAGCCAATCCAAGTTTAGGACATACCATAAAGATAGAGAGAGTAAGAGAGCATTTCCTGCAAGCAAAACAAGATCCTGCAGAAGAAGCCCTATTTAAACAGTTAAGATTAAATATGTGGTTAAAGCAACAAGTAAAGTGGATGCCTATGGCTAATTGGGATAAATGCTCAACCCCTGTTGACCCTGAAAAGCTAAAAGGTAGAGAGTGTTATGGTGGTCTTGACCTTTCAAGTTCCATTGATATAACAGCTTTTGTTTTAGTTTTTCCGCCCATACCAGATGATGATAAGTATTATGTACTTCCACACTTTTGGATACCAGAGGAGAACTTAGATTTAAGAGTTCGAAGAGACCATGTTCCTTATGATATTTGGAAACAGCAAGGCTATCTTCAAACTACTGAAGGAAATGTTATACACTATGGCTTTATAGAAAGATTTATTGAGGAACTGGGAATGAACTACAATATAAGGGAGATTGCTTTTGATAGATGGGGAGCAGTGCAAATGGTACAAAACCTAGAAGGATTAGGATTTACAGTAGTTCCCTTTGGACAGGGATTTAAAGATATGAGTCCACCTACAAAAGAACTTATGAAGTTAACACTGGAAAAGAAAATAGCCCATGGGGGACATCCAGCTTTAACTTGGATGATGGATAATATTTATGTAAGAACTGACCCAGCTGGAAATATAAAGCCTGATAAAGAGAAATCCACCGAGAAGATAGATGGTGCTGTGGCTTTAATTATGGCCCTTGATAGAGCAATTAGGAATGAAGGTAGTGGTGGAAGTGTTTATGATGACAGAGGAATATTAGTGTTGTAGTGAAAAAACTAATTTATAGTGCTTTTAATTTGGTATAATCTCCTTAAGGGGGGATAATAAATATGAACAGAATAGTCTTTAGAACCATAGATAGTTTTGATGAGTGTTATTCAAGATACCAGATGCACAAGTGTGATAAATGTGATGGATTGCTGGAAATGAGCATAGAACCTATTGAAGTTATTATTGAGGACAGGTTTATGCAATTTAAAGATTTATCAATATTGAAATGTATTAAATGTGAGAGTATATACCTAAATGAGTTTTCAAAAAAAATTATTGATGGATGCTATAAAACTATGTTGGAACATTGTCAATATAGGGGAGAATTTTGGAGTAAAGGGTATAAGAAAGTATATGATTACTGTTCACATATGAACTTCGTATATGATCATAGAGATTATGAAAGTATTCCAGGATTATGTCATGATGATGAGCATTCAACTGAGGGTTTTTTGACTCCAGTATTTTTTTCTATAAAATCACTTTTATATCCTATGCATGACCCAGACTATAATTTGAACTTAGCATCGGAGACTTACGGTCATTTAAGTTATAAAGATGAGTGGATAGTTAGTTTTGGAATTAATAGAAACAATAAGGTAGTATTTTGGCTTGGTGATTTGGCCTATATGGACGATCATACATTGGAAATTTTAAAGCCACATAATGTAGAATCAGATCACCAGTTAGTTGATTCTGAGTTTTATGCAGGTCAGATGTGTTGTATTTGGAGTGAACCAAATAGAGAATTAAAATTATGCTATAAAAAATTTGAACTCTTTGATAATATTGAAAGTATACACAATCTATCGCTTCATCATTTGACTGAAGAATCTAAGGAACAGATGGAACTATTTCAAAAACCTATTGTGTTTACTGAAAAGTCAATAGAACCCGCAATAGAAATGTTAAATAAGGTTCTTATTGAAGGAGTTGGTCCTATGTCAAGATTTAGTACAAATTAAAATGAGAAAAATATCCTCATATTAACCAGCTAAAAGTAAGCTGTCA